TATACGACGGTATCCGTGGAGCCTGAATTAACCGCAACTATCCGGGTAGAGCCGAGGAATTAGGGAATGACAAGTTCAGCAATCTACACGGGCAACAGCCAAGTAATCATCGCGGATGGGCTTAAGGACAGGGACGGGGCTGCGATCACTAACGGCACGGTGCGGTTGGTGGCACTGGTGGACAACAGGGGCCGGGATGTCACGGGCGTTACGCTGCCGCTGGCCATGAGCCATGTGGGTGAGGGCGTATATGAGGGGGCATTGCCTGATGACCTCGGCATACGGGCGGGGAGTATCTACAAAGCCACGGTTACAGCGGATGTGGCCGGGGTTGTAGGGGAGTGGACGGAGACTCTGGTGGCACAGGTACGGCGTGCCTGATGCCGTTGCTTCCTGGCTCTCATCGCCCTAAGTGGTTCAAGGACGGCGCACGGAAGCATGAGCGCAAAAAGCCCGATAACAGGATTCGCAGTTATCGCGGAGAAAGGATAAGGGCGCAGGTTCTTCTAGAGGAGCCGTTATGCCGCGTCTGCGAGGCTCGCGGAGAGGTTTCTGCGTCTGAGCAGGTTGACCATATTGTCCCCCTTCATCAAGGCGGGACAAATGACAGGGCTAACCTCCAAGGCATATGCAAGCCCTGCCACAAGGAAAAGACAAAATTAGAGGCAAGGGCTAGGCTGGCGGGAAAGCCTCAGTAGACATGTTTAGCAACCCTCAGTATACTGCCCTGGGAAAGGCAGGGGGTTGTTCTGTGCTTACTAAATCGGATTGTGCCCATTGTGGGCAAGTTTTTGAGCATGAGTGGAAAGGGCAATATAAGAAGTATTGCTCCAGTCGTTGCAAGAAAGCATCCGCAAGGCATAGGGCTTTAGATCGGGTTGGCGTTGACTGCGTATGCGCTCGCTGCGGCAAAGCATATAAGGCAGCCCCGTGGGACATTAAGGCTGGCAGTAAATACTGTTCTAAGGATTGCTCTAGTTGGGCGGCTGGCCAAGGACAAAGAAAGCGATGGAATGAAATACGCGCTGGAGCGTTTGATATTTCATGGGCTGAGAGGGAGCGCTACACCAGGGCAGCGAGAATCAAAGCCGAGATAGCTGCGTTACAGGCAATCGCGAGCAGGCTGGGCAGGCCGCCAAGGGTTGCCAGTGAGGTGGACTCAATAAGGCGCATAGCTAAAAGGGCAGGCGCTGTGTCTGGTGAGGTAAGGCGGCGCAGAGAGAGATTCGACAGGATTAGAGACATGGCATCTCGGCCATGCGAGCATTGCGGCAAGCCCGTTGGCTACTTGTTCGGTAGGGGCAGGCGGCTTTGTAGCAACTGCAGCACAAGCAATCCAATTGCTAGCGCGATGCGCTACCCGATGAGGGATGATCGAGTCCTCGCTGCCGGTAGAAGGCACGACGATATAACGAGGTGGGAAGTCTTTGAGCATTATGGCTGGCACTGTAATGCTTGCGGCGTTGAAACCCCCGCCTACATGATAGGTACAGACCCGCTTAACCCGCGCGCCCCTGTCGTAGACCATGTCCTCCCTGTAGCTAGGGGCGGCGAACACATATGGAAGAACCTCCAACTGCTGTGCCGTCAATGCAACACGATCAAGGGCGACAAGTTGAATAGCGAGCTTCTGGAGATTCTAGAGGGGATGGGGGCGATCCGAAGTAGCCCCAACCCACGGCGGCACTCGCTGGGTGCCTCTTTTTTCACATCCACAGAATTCAGTATGAACAATTTGCACAAAGGTATGAACAATGGCACGGCACGCGCAGCCACGTGAGGTGGCTGAATTAAAGGGGGCGACCAGGAGGAACCCTCAGAGATACCGTGGTGAGCCGCCTGCTGTTGAGCTTCCTTTGGGTGAGGCTCCGTCGCACATGGGTGATGATGCGCGGGCCTGCTGGTTTGAGATTTCGTCTTATGCGCCGAAGGGTGTTCTGAAGGGCGCGGACAGGATGATGCTGGAGATTCTTTCTAACCTGTTGGCCGAGTACCGCGAAAGCCCGAAGGAGTTTTCTGTCGGGAAGTACACGCATCTTGTTGGCATCTTTGCTCGGCTTGGCATGTCGCCTGCTGATCGGCAGAAGTTGGGAGCGGATAAGCCGCCGGGTGCGGACGAGTTCGATGACTTCTGATGACCCCATCGGAGCAGGCGAGGAAATACGCTGAGGATGTAGTTAGCGGCGGCATCCCTGCGGGCGGGTATGTGCGGCTGGCTTGTTCGCGGTTCCTTGCTGAGCTTACGCGTGAGGACTGGCCTTATCGCTATGACGCGGAGGCTGCTGACCGTGCGGTGCGGTTCATGGAGCGGATGCCGCACACGAAGGGCAAGTGGGCGGCGAAGAAAGAGCGGCTGATGTTCCAGCCGTGGCAGCACTTCATTGAGTGCAACCTGTTTGGGTGGGTTCACCGTGAAACAGGGTTGCGCCGGTTCCGTGTGTCGTATGAGGAGGTGCCGAGGAAGAACGGCAAGTCCATCCGGCTGGCGGCTCGCGGTATCTACCTGTTCTGTGCTGATGGCGAGTCGGGCGCTGAGGTGTACTCGGGCGCGACCACGGAGAAACAGGCTTACGAGGTGTTCCGGCCCGCGTGGCAGATGGTGCAGAAGCTCCCTGCGCTGCGCAATCGGTTCGATATAGAGCAGGCGGGGAACCCGAAGAACCCCGGCCCTATGTATGTCCTGGATGACATGAGCCGGTTTGAAACCATGATCGGCAAGCCCGGTGATGGTGCCAGCCCGCACGCCGCGCTGATTGACGAATATCACGAACACGATTCTGACCACATGGTCGATGCCATGCAGACGGGCATGGGTGCGCGTGAGCAGCCGCTGCTGTCGATTATCACGACGGCGGGCAGCAATCTCGGCGGGCCTTGTTATGAGTTGCGCCGCGACATCATCCGCATCCTTGAGGGGCAGGAGCGGGACGATACGGTATTCGGGATTATCTACGGCATCGACAAAGACGATGCGTGGGATGACCCGGACAGCTTGATTAAGGCGAACCCCAATTATGGGGTTTCGGTGTTTCCCGAGTTCTTGCAGGCGCAGCTAACAGCGGCTCGGCGTAGTGCGGCGAAGCAAAACGCATTCCGCACTAAGCACCTCAACGATTGGGTCGGCGCTCGCACGGCATGGATGAACATGCTGGCATGGCAGCGGCAGAAATCTGAGTTGGAGTTTGAGGACTTCGCCGGGTGCCGGTGTTGGGTTGGCGTTGACCTTGCGTCCAAGTTGGATGTCGCCGCTGTAGTGATGCTGTTTGAGAAGGGCGGCAAGTATTACTGCCTGCCACGTTTCTACATTCCAGAGACTGCGGTAGAGGACAACGAACAATATCAGAAGTTCGTTACGGCGGGGGCGATGATTCAGACCCCCGGCGATATGACGGACTACGGGTTCATCGAGGAGGAGATATTGAAGATTGCTCGCTCGGTGGACTTGCAGGATGTGGCCTTTGACCCGGCGCAGGCTAACTACCTGATGACCCGATTGCAGCAGCAAGCCGTGCCGGTTATCGCGTTTGCGCAGACGGTGCGGAACATGTCCGACCCCATGAAGGAGGTCGAGGCGCGGGTTATCTCGCGGAACCTGGAGCATGACGGCAACCCTGCCATGACTTGGATGATGGGGAATGTCACGGCGCGCATTGACGCGAAAGAACATATCTACCCGCGCAAGGACTCTCCAGACGAGAAGATTGACGGCGTGGTGGCTCTGATTATGGCGATGGGGCGTGCTATGGGTTCCATTGAAGAAGATTTAACAGGCTTCCTTGCGGAGCCATTGAGGGTCTGGTAAATGGATTGGGCATTCCTTCCTCGCTGGCTTGGCGGGATGAAACGCGAACCCGGCTTGCAGGACAAGTCCCCGGCGACTGCGTTTACTCCTGCTGACTACCCCGTCACCGAAGAAACCGCCATGCAGATTTCTGCGGTGTGGGCGGCGGTGCAGCTAAAGTCCACGACGCTTGCTAGTCTTGCGCTGGACTTCTACCGCATGAGCGGCGATGGCAGGGAGCCATACGATGACCACGACCTTGCGAGGCTGTTTAACGGCAAGGTGAATCGCTACCAGACCCGCATGGAGTTCTTCGAGACTGTCGGCCTTAACCTGTACCTGACGGGCAATGCGTATGTGCTGAAGAACAGCACGGGCGGCAAGATCACCAGCCTTATGCCGCTGATGTCTTCGCAGACGGAAGTGAACCTGATGCGGGACGGCTCCATCGTGTACGAGTATCACGATGGCATGAATGTTGTCGCGTATTCGTCGGAGCG